CGCCGGCGATCAGCTTCTCGGCGGCGTCGACGGGGATAAGCCGGCGTCCGCCAACCACGACGCTCGGCAATTTGCCGTCGCGCATGAGCTGATAGGCATTCGAGCGACTAATCCCGTAGGACTGACAAAAGTCGTTCACTTGAAGCGCACGAACGGGAAACGGGCGCACAGCGGCGCCGCCCCGCGATTTCACGTTGGACATTTTGTCTCTCATTGGGTGTGGATTGCCCGAAACCGTCGGGCGCGGATTCGAAGCCCGAGGCTCGCTCATGACACATCCACGCTGGCGCGCAGTTGCGACATAAGCGGCTCGCGCGATGGCGCGGCGCCATACCGGCGAATCTTCTCGACCAGAACGGCAAGCTCTTCGTTGAATTCCGTAACCGCCCTTGACAGTTGCGCTATAAAGGCAACATCGCGCGTCGCCCGCTTCACAAACATAGGCATCTTGGGCCAGTAGACCGCGATATCGATCCATTCCCGCTCGCACACCCAAAGAGCGCCTTGGCATTGCGCGACGTGGGCCGGCGGGAAGCGATCATTAAACAGCGTATCGATCAGCAGATCGCCGCGCTGGGTCTTGATCTCCAGAATACCGTTTTCGCCAAGGAATGAATCCGGCGAGCAACCCTTGTCGCCGTTTTTGACGAAGCCGACACGCGTAGGGTCGGCGTCGTGCGTGAAGGCGTAAAGCCGCCGGGCCTCGTCCTCCAGGGCGTGCCCACGGTCAAGGACGGGACTCTTGAAGCTTTCCGTTGGCTCGCCCGTGATGCGCTCCGCCGCCAGCTTATAAAGAAGTGATTTCCTCGTCTTTCCATCACCCTTGGCGAGCACGTCAGAAAACGCGCTTGCTGTCACAAGGCCCAGTCGAGCGGCCGTCCACTCAGGTGAGTTTTGTATGACCTCAATAATTTCCATGGTCATCAGATCGTCCCCTTCCGGTTCCCGTTGTGAGAAACACGGCGACCCATGCCGCCTGTCGGTGCTTCCCTTCGAAGAAAAAGGCTCCATATCCATCTTTCTTGTTCCTTATGCTGGCGTGCCACGGCCAGCATTCGTCTGGTCCAAGCCTTTCGACTTTCGACCAAAATCTTTCCTCAAGAGGCGGTTGCTTCCTAGCCTTAGCCTCGCGAGCGATAGCAGCCCCTTCTGCGCGGTTCATTTCTCGCCACTAGTAAGCAATGTGGACATTGGGAACGGCTTTCCTCGCGATCATGACGACGGCTTTGATTGCCTCGGCGTGCGACAGCCCTCCGGCGGCAAAGGCCGCCACGGCGGCGCTATTGACCTTCGCCTTGTGCTCCCGGTTGGCCTCGCGCGCCTCGCGCGCCGCGGTCTCTGCCGCCTCGCGCGCATCCGCTATCGCCGCTACCTGCGCCGCGGCGTCCGCCGCGCGCTGCTCGATCTTCTCGACCTGCAACCTCAATTCTATCTCGCGCAACTCAGCCCGCCTCGCCGCCTCGCGTTCGGCGCGTTCGCGCGTCTCGCGCTCGGCTTGCGCGCGCGCCCCCGCCTCCCTTTGGGCCTTCTCCGTAGCCTCGCGCCTTATCGCTTCATCGCGGTCCATGGCGGCTCGCTCCGCCGCTTGCTGGCGAAGCGCTTTCAGCTCGGCCTGCTCGGCGTCGAATCTCTCGCGGGCGACGGTCGCGGCTCTCAACGTTCGAATGGCCCCGTCTTTGGCGCGCGCATATTCCGCCTCGAATTCGTCAAGGTGCGGGCCGATCTCATAGGCCTCGGCAAATTCCAATAGATCGCGCAGCTTGGTTGCGCCGACATCCGGAGCCCGTTGCGCCCATCCGTTCAATTGCCCGATTGACGCGACGTGAAGGTTGACCCGCTTTTCTTCGGCCTCCTCCCACGCGTCCAGCGGCGCGCGAACTTCGTCGCGCCACGAAGCCAGAATATCCCGGACATGCTTACGGCTCGCGTCGACCTTCTTGGGAATCTCTTTTAGATCGTCGACTAGCGCCTTGCCGACCTTGTCGAGATAGGCACTCGACTGCGACACGCTGTAGGCAACTGACGCTATCTCCTTCCGGCCCTTCGCTGTTGTGGCGTCCGAAACAAACTCGTCGATCTTTTTGCGGATCATCGCCAGGATCGGATCAAGCGCATCCTGGGTCGTGAAATATGACAGAGCATCTTTTTGATCGATGACGACAAGCCCGGAGCCTTCGTCTAATTCGCGCGCGCTCATGCGACACCTCTATTTCCGCGCCCGGCAGGCAGCCCGTTGATCAGATTGGACCGAACGACATAGACAGTCTGCTGATAATAATTGGCATCCTTTTCGATGCGCGTTGCCACAACGCAGTCTTTGTCCATCCAATAGCCCCTGATCTTTTGGGCCAGCGACTCCGCGCCAAGGATGGTCATTCTGTCGTTAGGAACGCTCATCTGCGTTGCGCCGCGCGCTGTTCGATAAGGCGAACCGCGTCGTTGAACTTGCTGGCGAACATAACGTCCAGGCCGTCGATTTTGACAGCGGCGCAGAATCTCTTGACCCCGGCGTCATCTTCGAGCATGTCGCGCAATTGCATGACCTGCTCGTCGGTGATTAGCGGGCTCGCCGCCTTTCCGCCGGCCGCATTGCCGTCGTCGTCGTTGGACGATGCAAGGCCAAGCGCGGACTTCAAGGTGTAGCGCTGCAAATATGTCACGGCCGATCCGATAGACTGGATTGCATTTTTGCTGCCGCTCTCATCGCGGCCAGCGATCAGCGTGTTTTCTTCGTAATGACCGGATCGATGCGAAACGACGCACGTGACCTCTATCGGTTGACCGACAAGAGATTTCGTGCTCCATCGGTAGGAAAGCCCGTGCTTGCTCAAGATTGGATCGACGGTGCGAGCGATCTCGGCTAAGTCCTCGTGGCGATATTCTGTTTTCCCCTTCGTCGTCTCAAAAGAGACTTTCCTGTTTTTGACGATTGCCGGGATTTCGGCTTTCGCATCCGCCATTGCCTCGTCAAACGCTTTGCGCGCCTGATTGGCTTCCCAGCGCTCTTGGAGTGCCATGAGCCTTTCGAGGATAGTGATGTCGGCGCCCTGAGAGACTGCCTTGTTGAGCATGTCCATTGGAGTCAGCGCTTGCGGCGCCGGCGGACTCCATCGGCTGGCGGTCGCAAGCTCCGTCTTCGGCGCGCGAGACTCTGGCGCGAGGAATTCAACGTCGGTGTTGGCAGCCTTCGAATGTGTTTCCATTAGAATTGCGCCTCCTTTGTAATATGGGCGGCTGCCGCCGTGACCTTGTCGGCGATCTTGGATACGTCCGCGAGCGTATCGGCAGCGTCCACCGTGGGGCGCCCAACCCAATCGCCATGGGGAACGGACTTGCGCGGCGATCGACCCTCAAACGGAAGCGCTTCGCCTGGACATTCCAGGATATCGGTGATGCGCTCTAAAGCGACGGCGCACCGAAGCATGGGATCGGCGACGTTCATGGATATGCCTCCAATTTCAGTTTACGGGGTAACGCCGAATGCCGCCCGCCAGGAACGCGAGGCGGCCGAGCGGCTGGCTATAGACGCGCGCAACCCGCCCCCTGAGGCAGCTCACGCTACAGAACTCGCGGATCCTCCCGTCATCCTCCGGCAGCGACACCCGATAGCTCGCGCTGCTTCCAATAGGATGACTGCAACGGTCGCACTTGCGCTCTCCGCTGTAGAGGGCTGATCGATCGGCCTTGAAAGCGGGATCCATGCCGCATAGGAACTTGGTAGCCATGGGACACTCCTTGTTTGGTGGCTCGTGCTGCGCTTTGAAGGTATTCCGAAAGCGCGGATCATTTGACGTGTCGATCATGGCTGCTTCCTCCATGGGCGAACCAGCCAGAGATAGAGGCCGACGCAGAAAACGATCATGATAAGGCCGAGAGCAACCGCAACGTGATCAATCATCAAAAGCCCTCCCTGCTCTCGGAAAGCTCGTCTTCGGCGCGCCTATCGATCGCGGCGATGACAAGGCAAAGGGCCAGGACAATCGCAAGGGCGTCGGCGCAAAAGGCGAGGGCAAGGGGCGTGCTCATTTCCAGCCCTCCGGATCGTCGTCGCGGAGCTCCAGCGGATTGCGCAATTCCCAATCGGCCCAAACCACAAGGCCGGCGATTACCATCCAGAGATAGATGCCGACGCAGAAAACGATCATAATGTCGGCGATCATTGGACAATCTCCTTGATGAACTCGCCAGATTCGTTCAGCGAATACCAAGTG